CATAGCAAGCAAGCGCCTCACGGGATGATTCGGGTCACCTTGGCCAACTTCCAAAAGATCGTCGACGATGCAATAAGGAAAAACCAAGTATGAGCCACTCCATCATTCGCGTGCTGTTTGAGGGGCGCCTCGTTAAGTGGGCAAAAGCAAAGTCTCCTGCGTTACGTGTAGCTCGCCAGAACGAAGAGTTTGAAGGCCTCGTTGATGAGACGTACTTCCGCGCTTTCACGCTCCCAGCCGCAGTCGACAGCATTGACCTTGCAGGTGCACATCGGGCTTACACGGGAGTGTTTCAGGTGACGATCGTCACGCCAACCGGGAAGGGCACTTTCGCCGGAGACCGCCTAACTGAAGAGCTTTCGGCATTGTTCCCGCTGAATGATCGAATGACCAAGGATGGCCTGACTGTCCAGATCATGACACCCATTGAGCCAGGGCCTCACCAGCAAGAAAACTCAGCTTCAACGCTACCGGTCTCCTTTGAGTATCGAGCGGACACCACTTAATTTCGCCCGTTGGGCAAACCCCGAAACCCGCCTCTGTGCGGGTTTTGTCATTTCTGAAAAGAGGAAACACTCATGCAAATGCCCAACGGCGCCACTCTCGAGATCGCGTCTATCTACGGCACGGCGATCCCATTCACCGCCCTGACGAACGCCAATCCAGCCGTTGCGACAGCTGCGGCGCATGGCCTGGCCGAGGGCGACATCATTGCCGTCAATTCTGGCTGGACGCGCCTCGACGGTCGCGGTGTACGAGTTGGGGAGATCGCCAGTGGCACGTTTGCCCTGGAAGGTGTGAACACCACCAGCGTTCAGCAATACCCGGCCGGCTCCGGCATTGGTTCTGTCCGCGAGGTAACAGCCTTCACCGAGATCTCTCAGATCACCGAGATGAACTCCAGTGGTGGTGATCAGCAGTTCCTGACCTTTGGCTTTCTGGCTGACGATGACGATCGCCAGATGCCGACTACCAAGAACCCCATCACGCTGACCTTCACAGTGGCTGATGATCCGTCCAAGCCATATGTGGCCGTCTGTGAGGCGGCGGACGATGATAAGCAGGCTCGCTTGCTTCGCCTGAACCTGCCAGGCGGTAGCAGCATCATCTACAACGGTTACGTGTCGATCACGTCGACCCCGGCCATGTCCCGCAACAACCTGATGACCCGTGTTATCAGCCTTGCGCTGACCGGCCGCCCAACCCGCTACGCGGCCACGGTGTAACCCATGGCCAAGTTCAAATTGATCCAGAAGCCGACCTTCAAGGCGCCGGTGATGATCCAGCGGGCCGGATACAACGCTGAAAAGGTGGAGTTCGAGTTCAAGTATCTGGACCGCACCGCGCTGGCCGAGTTGTACACCGGATGGAACGAGCGGCACGACGAACTGGGCAAGCAGGTCGGCGACATGGACCTCAAAGCTTTCACCGCCGCGCAGATCGCACTGCAAGCCGATCAACTGCTGGATGTGGTTGTGGGCTGGGACATCGAAGAGGAGTTTACGCCTGAAAACGTACGCATCCTCGTCAACTCGATCAACTCGGCGCCGAAGGCAGTGCTGAACGCGTACGCCGAAGCCTTCAGCGAGGCCCGCCTGGGAAACTCCTAAGCGCCTCGCGCGCGCTGTATGAGCCAGGGCCATCGGATGCAGAGCTGATGGCCTTTGGGTTGTCGCGTCAGGATATCCCCGACAAGGAAGTCGGCATCTGGCCGGACAACTGGGACGCCTTCAAAGTCTTCGAGGCGATGAGCACCCAGTGGCGCACAGGCGCGTGCGGCGCAACAGGCATGGATTACAGCGTTCTCTCCGGGGTGATTCGGATGTGCGGCGTGCCGATCAGCCAGCGACAAAACATTTTCAGCGACTTCCGCCGTATGGAGGCGGAAGCGCTGCAGGTGATGGCAGAGCAGCGGGAGCGCGCGAGAGTAGCCTGATTATTCTGTGCTTATACGCTAAAGGAAAGCTGTGAGAGAAAGATGTAGGCGAATCCTGAGCAGAAGCCGAATGCTTGATTCTGAAGCAAAATTCAAATTCAGATCCGAATCAGTATTCGTATAATCGGTTGAAAGTGGTTGCGAATGCTTGTTTACAGTTGTAAATGGTTGTGCTCTGGTTATAATAGTTGACATAAGCGTCAACCATTACTACTACGCAGAAACCTCTCAACCCAGCAGGGTGAACACCATGGCGAATACTGATATTCATTCGGATGGAAAGAAATCCACGCTTAGCGCTTACGAGCGCAAGATGGCTCGCCAGCGCCCCGAATTCATCTCGCAGGACCTTCTGGATAAGGTGGTCCGTGAGCATAGTGCTTTTTTCAAATCTATGCGCATGGATAAGCACGTCTCGCTATGACGGCCGTCGTGGTGAGCAGGAAGCTCACGTTAGCTATCGGCGAAAAACTCTCGCAATCGTACGCCAGCGAATTTTCCCTTTGGAAACAAGGCTTGATCGGCGCTGGCGATTTTTTTGGAAAAACGACACCGTTCGTCGCTCCCCCCGCGATTAAAAACGTTTTAGAGAAGGTGCACCTCGAGCACAAAGGCGTATCCCGCAGATGGGATGCAATGTTGAGGGAAGGAGTCCTTGATCCTCAAGCGTACACATCTGACAAAATATTAGTTTTTGGGCGGATGTGGGATGTCAGGCTTAGCCCTTACATGCTTGTGACAATTCTCGAGCCTGGGCATGACCAAATGAAAGATTGGCCTATGCTAGCAGGTGTTGGTGCATATTTTGGAGCTGAAAGCGCTGCTTTCTCCAGAGAATATCCAACTACCGCATGGGTTACTTCTGGTTTCCCGTCTAATTAAGCCCAGCCCCGCGCTGGGTTTTTTGCATCTGGTGAATCCTATCGTCACCGCCTAGCCTCCACCCAGCCCACGAGAACCCCGCCCATGCGGGGCTTTGGCGCTTCCTGCTGAAAATGGTAGATTGCTTTTCTTGATCAAGGAGAAGGGTCTATGTCTAGTGAATCGGGAGTGATTGGCTCTCTAATGCTGTTTTTTATTGGTGCGGTGCTTTATTTCTTGCCAACTATTAACGGCAAAAGCAGAAAGCACCCAAATACGGACTCCATATTTCTTCTTAACTTATTTTTGGGGTGGACTCTCATAGGGTGGGTGGCTGCGCTGGTCTGGTCAGCATCCGCCATAAGCAAGCCTGTGGAAGCGAAGAGCAGCGCCACCGCTCCAGAAATCGACAGATACGAAGCCCTTGAAAAGCTTGTGTCCATGAAGGAGCGCGGATTTATTTCGGAAGATGAGTTCCAAGCCGAAAAAGCAAGACTGCTTCGAAGCTGAACATCAATACAGCCACCACCCGCTCCGGCGGGTTTTTTTATGCCCGGAGAAAAATAATGAGCACCAACTTCGCCTCCTTGGGCATTGCCGTTGAGTCCTCGCAAGCAGCAAAGGCCGCTGACGACCTGGATAAATTGGTCGACTCGGCAGAAGGTGCACAGAAGGCGATCGACGACCTAGGCAAGACTGGTGAAGGTTTGGCCAGCACGGGCAAGAAGATCACTCAGGCAGAAAATGAGGTGGCCCAAGGCGTCGATAAGTCCACTGCCGCGATAGATCGCAGATCCGGTGCAAGCCGCAAAGCGACTGAAAGCGCCGCCGCAGAGATCACTGTTATCAGCCAGCTCGACAAGGCGATGACGGGCAATATCGACAGCATTGAATCTTTGGTGCGGGCAGAGGGTTTGTTGGAGCGCGCTCGCAAAGGTGGCTTGGTCACTATCGAAGATCAGGCAAAGTATCAAGATCAGCTAGGTAAGGCTTACGACAAAATCGAGAAGGCCGAAGCCAAGGAGTTGGCGCAGAAGCAGAAGCTGATCGATGCCGAAAATCGCCAGATTGAGGCGCTGAAACGCACCGTCAACGGAATTGACCCGGTGACCGCCAAGCTGGCGAAGCTGGAAGCTCAGGAGAAAGCGCTCAACGACCTGCATAAAACGGGTCAGCTCGACGCCGATCGTTACAACGAAGCCTTGGCTAAGATCGGTAAGGACCGTGCCGGGCTGACAGCGACGGAGACTGCGTTCGACAAATTGAAGCTCGGCACTCGCCAGGCCCAAGAGAACGTAATGCAGCTTGCCAACGCCCTGCAGTCGGGCGATCTGGGGAGCGGCGCACGAGCAATTGCACAGATGGGTGCTGGT